ATGCTCAAATGGCGGTATCTCTGGCTGGCCCTCTGGGTGATCGGAATCCTGTTCCCCATGGCCTGGATCGGGAAACATTCGACAAAATTCCTCCAGGTATTCGATGCGATCTTCGCTCCAGAATGGATGCATTGGGTCATGCATGCCTTCTTAATCGCTGGACTGGCGGTTTTCGTGTTGAAGGCAATTGACCGTCCAGTGACTATTTGCTCTTTAGGATTGGTCCTAGGGATTACCCTGGTTGTCGCTGGCCTTCAAGAGGGCTGGCAGGTGATCTCAGGCGTCCAAATCCTGGGTTGGAACTCGCTGTTTGACTTGGGGGTGGATATGGTCGGAGCCGTGATAGGTTTTGGAATTGTGATAGTATCCCGGAAACTCCAAGCCTTCAAAGAAGGCCGTTTCCGGGATACTTGAATCACTCATTAAGCACATAATCCAAGGCGTACTGCGCATCGGAATAGAAACGATTGGCCTCCAACGCCGCATTGAAATCAGCCACCGCACCATTGATATTCCCCTGACGATAGAGCCCCCAGCCATGCCACAAGAGTGCTTCTTCTGAGTTGGGTGTGCGTTGTAGAGCATAACCCGTCAGAGTAAGCAAATCATCATTGCGACCACTATGAAAATAGGCGAAGAATGGTCCAAACTGGTAGCGCAGCATCCGTTGGGGGAGACCGTGTGTGCGGGCATTATCATAGGCCTGAGCAGCTTCCTCGTAACGTTCGAAAAACAACAAATTTGTTCCCAGGTTGAACCAGGCAAAGGCGTCTTCGTGGTTGGCATCGATCTCGGCCTGAGCGGCTTCCAGGGCAAGTTGACGGTTATGATCCTCCTCCCACGCTGAACCCAGGATGGCTTTGACCGTCTCCTCCTGGTAGGGCAGGTAGATCAACATATACAAGCGATTGAACGGCTGCCAATATTCATCCACCGTAGCGAAATCCAATGTACGGTTCGGGCCGCGGTAGGTATCCTGCACGGTGAAGGTCCCCCGGGCTTCATCATAGCCAGTGATCAACAGGTAGTGTGCCGCCCAAAGATCATCATTAGGCCAGTACTCTCCATCGAAGAAGAAACTGGCCTCGATCAACACCGGTATTTCTGCTGCCACGAACTGTTTGAGCAATGCCAGATCGCCGCCCACGCGATATTGGGTGTTCAACCAGCCAGCGTAATTGCGGGCGAAGTGCGCCATCTCTTCCATATTAACATTGCGGTCTTGTCGCACAGGCTTGATTAGAGTGGAGATATCGAATTGATCGCCCTCCCAGCCATAAAAATGCAGATACCCTGAAAGGGCCGCCGGTCCGCAGTTATTCCAATCCTGCTGCTCCCAGCCCTTGGCTTCCAACTCAACCTTCTCGGGAAGTGGGGTCGCCGAGGCGGTAGGGGTAACCATCGGAGTTGGAATATCTGTGCTGGCATTGGTGGGGATTGCCGTAGCGGTGAGGGGCGCTGTGGGTAAAGGTGTGGCTGTATTAGCGAGGGCCCGCGTTTCCACTTTCGGGGTGGGCAGTGCTTCAACAGGGTTGATCACGCCCCTGAGGTAGGTCATGGCAATATCCAACCTCCACGAGAGCCTTTGGTTGATGGATGGGACCTGGTATAACAGCAAACCAGCAATGACCAGTGAAACCCCGAAAAGCACAATTCTACCGATAAGTTTTTTCAACATGCACCGAATTGTATCCATCAATTCTAAATATGTCATCGCGAGGAACCGCCGAAGTGTAGCAATCTCCCAGGTTATAGGAGATTGCTGCACGCCCGACATCGGTGCGCTGCTTTTAGAACTATAGAATTGAACCTCCTCGTTGACGCTGCTATACCCGCATGGTAGAATTTTTCCCGCTCGATTTCGAAGCATTCGAAATCGCCCCCATCGTCTAGTGGCCTAGGACATAGCCCTCTCAAGGCTAAAACCGGGGTTCGAGTCCCCGTGGGGGCACCTTTCTATAGACACAGTATCACCGTCTCTCTAAGGACCGCCCAGATTCGCAAATACTCCCGCTAAGGGAGTATTTTGCTGTGCATGATCATAAACTCAAAGCCTTCACCACCACAAAACGCTCCCTTAGCGGGAGCGTTTCTCTTTCCATTGGTTTCTTGTTATTTTATCTTCCCCTGCTCATCCAGCCACCCCATTTCTTCAGCAACCGCCTTGAAGAACAACTTCAAATCATTCCCTGAAAGGTTTTCAGGTTTTTTCCCGGCCAATGCTGCCAGCGCGGTATCGCTTTCTTTGGAAAGTTTCAACTTGCCATTCTGCAATCGCTCGATCTTCGTCTTTTTAGCCTTTCTACTCACATTCAGTGTTACCATCATTCCACCGCCTTTACAACAGCCACTTGCTGTGCCAGTTTCCCTGTTTTACCAGTGACCACATATTCACCGGCGCTGGCAACTTCGAAGGTAATCGTTCCTAATCCATCATCACTAATTGCTGCTGACTGTTCAATACCGTCGATCAACAATATTACATTCCCAGGTGCAGCTTTGATGTTTACCAATACAACGCCGCCGACCTTGACGAGTGGCATTTGTGGTGAGAGTCCATATTCCCAAGGGTCATGTACTGCAAGTACCGCAACAACGTCTGGACGACGCTGAATTTCTGTCTCACCATCAACATCCCAAACCTTTCCGCTTGAATCGCACCCGCTTATCGAAATACCTGCGGCCCTTAACTCGGCGTCTAAATTATTAGTGTTGAACATAACTCTCTCCTACGCAAAATGCTCTGTGATCATTCCAGTCACGGTGTACACTGTGGTCCCGTACCATGTGGTTGATCCACCAGTTTGGCTGATTTCAAGGCGTTGAATGTAATGATAACCTGCTCCGGGGTAACCTCTATACAATGCCAGTGTCAGTTTCACACCATCTGTGTCTGATCGACCTCCGTGAATGAGTGCGCTGTTTGATGATGTCGAATTTATCCCTATACCAATTGACGACCAGTTTCCCATCGATGAGTTATTCGTTTGCGTGTGGTTGATTGCTCTTACCAAAACGTCATCAAATCCTAAGACCACCTCGACCCTTGCGACCCCAACAGCTGTATTGGCACGAGCAGCCCTCCAGGTGGCGGTTGTGTATGTCCAACTCGATGTGGAATCTTGACAATTCGTCCACCTGTTCACTCGATTGAACATGTTCCACAACAATCGACGTTCTTCGCTATCTTCAGTTTGTGCTACTGTGCTCGTCGTTTTGAAAGTCCCCAAATAAAGACCCTTCTGGGCATCGACTGTATATGTGTTCGCTCCATTCCGAACGGTCATCGAGACTTTGTTCACCTGGTAACCATTCAGCCACTCTAGCTCAGTCGTTCCGGCTCCAGTTCCTCTCGATGATGTTCCAGCCCCAGAATTGCTCCAAGCCGGGCCAGTCCCGATGCGCTTTGTTCCACTGTCATCGAAATAGAAAACATCATATAGTGTATTGGCAGCATGGTTCGGATTGTTCAGCGACAAAGTCAGTGCCGTTTGCTCGATCACCGACCAATCGGACCCATCATATATAGGCAGTTGATCTCCCTTGAAGGGATTCCAATATATGGCGGTTGCGGCAGTGACATCACTCGATGTAATCGGTGTCCCATTCGTCAAAGTCAGTCGTCCACATGCGCGCCGGGTAGTATCACCTCCGGCACTCACAAACTCCCGCTCATCCGTCACGTCACCCGCCGCAATCGTGACCACCGCTGCATCCACAGCCACTTGCGCCAGGCTGATCTCCCAGATCGCTGTATCCGTGGTCAATGTCGGCGGGACCGGTGAAGCCCCAGGCGTGCCCGTAAGCACCACCAGGTCGATCTCACCGGCAGCCCAATCCAATTGCGCCACCACCCGATCGATGCGGTCATTGGTTGGGTCTGCATCTGCGATGGCGAGCACCTCTTCTGACGTCTTTCCCCAGAACAGGTGCCCCTTGATGTAGGCCTTGCCTGTCTTCACCTTGACCTGCATCCCGGTGCTGTCGGCATAGACTTCCAACTTATTCAAGTCTACCGTCGCGTCGCCGGTATCGATCACCCCGGTCGCTAAGAATAGTTCAGCCCATTTCGACAACTGCTCCGTCGTCAAAATCGGTGTGCCTACAAATGGATATGATGATTTTTCCATGTCAGATCCTCTCCAAATTGCTGATCCTGCGGGCCAACTGCCTCTTTACCTCGAATAGGGCAGCCAGCTCCTCGTACATTCGAACCCCTTCAGAACCGATGAACGGCGTGATACTCACGTTTTCCGAGGTCAAAGTGAGGTGCGCTTCTCGGATGGTTTCAGTCACAGCTTCCCCGTCCACCATCACCTTGACCTGGTCGCCCAAGTCGTAATCCTCGTAGAACTCCATATTGGGGATGACTATCGGGACCAGGGTCAGCCCCATCTTCTCGGCGTTCTTCTCAAGCTCCTCGGCGACAGCCTGCTGCAGCTCGTCACTGTCAGCGGTGCTGCGTTGGTCGATGAACGTCTCGATGCGACCATAGCGCACGATGCTCTCACTGTCACCACCCTCTTCGAAGGCCCGTGACACTCCCTCTCCGTCACCCCCACAAATCCCATAATTCCCTGTGGCTGCCTGGAGGTGGTAATAGTGTTCCTTCAGGTTGCCCAATTCCTTCGATAAAACGATGCTGCCTGTCTTGTCTTCGGGCTGGTATACCTGGAACTCGAGATCCACTATCCTGAGCCCCAACCCCCCGCCCTGGATGGCCAACTTCTGCAATAGCTCCAGAAGCGTCTGAAAACGCGCCCTCCCTGTAATGCTGCTGCCCAGCCCGGCGTCCGTCTGCAGCGTCAACCCGCTCACCCGCCTCTCGGTATTGGCATTCGGACCGGCGTTGTAGTCCACATACTGCTTCATGATTGTTTCCGCTGCCCCGGTGCGCACATCATACGCCTGGCTGGTATACGGCGGCCCGCCTGGCACGGGGTAGGCCAGCCGGTCGTTCAGGTAGATCTCGTCGCTGAACCCCGATGCAATCAATACATTCTCATTGGCGTTCCAGCGCCGCTCCATCTTGCGCACAGGTCCAGAGAACTTGGCCACCCCATCTCGATGCAGAACAATCCCGCCACCCCAACTCAACAGGTTGGCAGGCGTTGTCCCCGCCTCCATCGTCAAGGTCCAGGTGCCCACATCGTTGAAGCGCAGCACCGCCTGCAGATTGGCGTAGTTGTCCACTTCTGCCACTCGCTTCCGCTGCTTGTCTCGGATGTAGATCTTATACTCAGCCATCGCTCACACACTCAAATACCTGGGGTAATAATTCAAAGCCACGCTGGAATTCGCATCCGCGCCGTTCATCGTTACCCGCACGCTGTTGTTGCCCTTCTGCAACGGCCACAACGCAGATTCATCCGTCAAGGATGAGAACAGGTTCGTGCCGTCGTTCTTGGTCACAGTCTTCGCATCGTGGCGGGTATCGATGGCCACACTCTCTCCAGTCGAAAGCGTCACCGGCAGGTCGATCTTCTTGTCAGTGGTCAGATTCTCGATCACAATCACCGAACCAGGCCCTGAGATCGTCCACACTGGCCAGGCTTCGACATCTCCGCCATTCGAGACAGTTATATCGGCGAAAATAGCGCTGCTGGTCACCCGCAGAGGTGGCATAGGCAGGAAATACCCCGTCGGCGTCGAAAGCGTCCAGGTATCCACCACTGGGGAGATCGCATACCAGTACGGCACGAACGCCTTGAGTCCCAAAACCAGCCTCGCCAGCCCGCCGGTGATCACCACCGCTTCGAAGCCCCCTCTATAGCGGCAGTGCAGCTCTCGGGTGTTGCTACCTCGAGTCACTCGTAGCTTTCCATCTCCGTTGGATGGGTCGAACTTCGCCGCCAAGTCGCTGAGCCTGTCCTCCAATGCTGCCAGGTTGTCATCCACCACCGCCATGGGGATATCCACATTTCTCGCCTGCGTAACTACGGAATTCAAACGCGTCCCCGGCTTTTCCGGCACCGCTGTTTCGTTGAAGGTGTACGAAGGCAGCCAGATCCCCATCTTGTTAGCCAGGTCAAAGGTGTTCACCTCGTCATCCAGGTCGATGATCTCGTTATCCGGCGTGACCCATTTAAGCTGGTCCATACAGCGTTCTCCAGTTGTTCATCACCCGCATCATCTCGCCCTCGTCCAGTGTTGTGTCCCTGTAGTTATTATGCTGTACCACCGTGACCCGCTCCTCTACTCGCCCTGAGCCAGATGAATGGCTCCCCTCGCCCGGAGCCAACACCGGGGCATTCAGTTCGCTCAACCTGCGCTGCAGATCTGGCAGCCTGCTGCGTGATAGCTGCTTCATCAGGTCCGCCGTTCTTTTCAAGCTCAACTCGAATGGGCTGGGTGAACCTGGCATCCATGCTGCTGATATTTGCAGGTTCGACATAGCTTCTGCTAAGGCTTCCAACGCTTCGACGACCGCGTATATCGCATCAGCCACACCGTAGAAGCTCCTTTCGATCGATCGCAAGTATCCCTTCAACCACACCAGGGCCTGCTTCAACGGACCTGAGATATACTCCTTCAACCTGGTCAGCACGGGGAGCAATTGCTCCTTGATGAACAACCACACCAGCGTCATCGCTTCCAGCAGGTTGACGCTCCACAGTTCTGCCAGCAGCACCAGCGAATTTCCCAGGCCTACCTCTAACAATTCGATGAACGCCTCGAGAAACGGCACCAGCACTTCGCTCATCCAGGCCCACACTTCCATCATCGCGGGCAGCAAGGTGTTCAACCAAACTTCAGACAATATCTGCACGGCCAGTGGAATCTGCACTTGCAGCCAGGTCCACAGCATGTTGAGCATCGGGAAGAAATACGACTGCATCCACAGCCAGAAGTTCGTCAGCGCGGGCACCAACATCGTCTGCCAGATATTTGTCAGCCACTGGATCGCCTGCGGGATCCGCATCTGTAGCCAGTTCCAGACTCTCTCCAACACCGGCCATACCACTCCCCAGGCCGCCGTCATTTTTCCCGAAAGCTGACTTAATTGTTCTGCCGTTCCCATCAGGCTTTGCTCTATTTCAGAAGGCGAACTCCGCTGCAGCCATTCAGGCATTTCCAAATTATCCAAGTTATCAGCCAGATCATTGATCCATCCTGTAACCTCCTCGATCCAGCCTGCCACTGCCTCCAATGTACTGGCAATGGTGTTCAAAAATCCATCCAGCCACTCCAAAGCGGTCTTCAAAGCCCCATCGATGAATTCCTGCAAACTTTCCCACGCCGGTTGTAGATCTTCTGATAGTACCTTCCACACATCCTCGAGCGCAGGCTGCAGTACGTTCTCCCAGAATCCGGCCAGCGCTTCGATCGCTTTTCCAACCACCACTTCCAGTAAATTTGCCAGAGATTCCCAAAATGGAAATACCACCTCGGTCATCCAACTCCACACGGCCTCGATCGCGGGCCTGAGTGTATTTGTCCAGAAATCTGCTAACGTCTGGATGGCCAGGGGTATGTTTGTCGCCAGCCAGTTCCACAATGTTGTAAACATTGGGAAAAGATTTGTCTGCAGCCACAGCCAGAAATTCATTAGTGCCGGGAGCAGCACCGTCAGCCAGGCATTTTTCAACCACTGGAGAGCGACTGGAAGTTTCTCATGTAACCAGCTCCATAGCTGCTGCAAGGCAGGCTGCAAACTTCCCCACACTTCCATCATTTTGTCACGGATCCCCAGCCAGTTGTTCTCCCAGGCGTTTCGCATTAGCGCCACCACTGCCACCATCGCCGCTACTGCCGCGATCACGGCCAGGATCGGTGCCAGAGCTCCCCAGATCACCGGGATCAGGATCGCCCCAATCGCCAGCGCTGCCCCAATCACCACGTCTTTCATGCTTACGAACTGCGTGATGAACTCCCACACCGGTGCCAGGATCTCGCTCAACGATGCCCACAATTCCTGCACCCAACGTGCAAAATCGTTGATCGCTCTGCCGATCGCATAGGCCTTCTCCTCTCCCACACCAAATAACTGGATCAGCTCACCTAGGTAGTTGCTGCCATAGTAGAGATCCTCGAAAAGCGCTCCAAATCCCCCCTGCTGCATGACCTCGAACATCTTGCCGATCGTCTCACCCACTGCGGCAATCCAGTTGCCAATCCGTTCCAGAATAGGCTGCAGCGCCGTCAACATATTGTTCAGAATAGGGATGATGAAATCGGCGATCGTGAACCCTACATCCCGCAGCGAGTTCTTGAATTTCTGGATCTTGCTTTCTGTGGTGGCATACCTTTGGGCTGCCTCTGCTGCCAAAGCCACATTCTCTTTCCAGGCTTCGCTGGACATATCGATGCTGTCACCCAGCAGCTCTCCCGCTCCCGCCAATGACAGGAATGAGCGGATCAGCCGCTGGTCCTCGAGCCCCAGGTCGCTCAGGATATTGATCGCTTCGTCACCTGATTCCCCCAACTGCTCCACGAACTGCGTGAACAAACTCGCCGGGCCGCCCTCCGTCGCCCACTGGTCTGCAAATTCCTGGGCGCTCATCCCTGCTGCCTGGGCGAACTTCTCCAGCTCTCCGCCCCCACTGGCCACTGCCTCGGTCATCGCCAGCAGCACTTTCTGCACCGCTGTTCCACCAGCTTCGGCCTGGATGCCCACCGATGAGAAGGCTGCCCCAATCCCAAATACCTCTGCTTCTGATAACCCCGCAATCTCCCCCGCTCCGGCGATGCGCTGGGCAAAGTTCAGGATATCCGCCTCCGTGGTTGCCATATTGTTGCCCAGCTCCACCACCGCTGAACCCATGCGCTCGATCTCTTCCTGCGAAGTTCCCATGATATTGGCGATCTGCGCAAATCCCTCCGCTGCTGCTTCTGTGGTCAGGTTGGTCGCCACCCCCATCGCCGCAATCGTCTCGCTGAAATCCAGCAAATTCTCCCTGGCGATGCCTAACTGCCCGCCCAGCTCACCGATGGCCATCAGCTCTTCGACAGCGATCGGCACATCTTTGGCCAGATCTCGATAGCCTTGCAGCATCAGTTTCCCCGCTTCCGTCAGGTTGCCGAATTCATCTCGCAGCCCCTCCGTTGTTTTCGTCACCCCCGCGAAAGCACTTTCCAGGCTAATGCCCCCCTTCACCGCCAGCACGCTCAGTCCGGCCAGCGCTGCACCACCAGCCACGGCCACCATCTTCATCGCCCCGGCCATCTTCTGCCCGGCGTCATTGAACGTGCTCTTCAGCGAGTTCATCTGCGCCTTCGCTGACATAACCGAGCTCCGCACCCCTCGGGTATCGATGACGACCTTTCCGTATGCGTTTCCTAACTGGATAGCCATGGTTAAGACCTAATACCTAATCACTAATATGCGAGACATGCAAACCTGCCAACGTGCAAACTTGCAACGCCCTCACCACACACCATCCGGCGCATTAACCTTCTTCAACGCCCTTCCTCGCGCTGAAACATAATCCCGCTTCCCGGATCTTTGCTTTGGAGCCTTTCGTTTTGGATCCATTGCCTGAGCCTCGGCCTCTTTTCCTACTACCAGCGTGACCACATCCAACTGGTACGCCGCCCACTCATCCCTGATCCCTAGCAGGCTGCTCGGTCTCTGATGGTACGCCGTTCCCAGATAGTGCAGCATCTCCAGGTTCTCCCGCTTCTTCACGAAAGGGCTTCAGCTCGGCTGCCCCCTGGTTTGCCCACTGGAAGATGAAGAGCTTATCCTCAGCCGGGATCTCATCGATCCCCAGGGCATTCGCACTGGCTTTGGCCTTCACCGGCGGAGCGATTACGCACCTCAGCACCATCTCGTTGAATACACCCGAAAACTTAGGGAACTCAGCCATATCGATGCTCATCGACATTTGCTCTTCCCCTTCCTTCCCGGTCAGCTCGTCCACCAGGCCCAGTAAAGGCGTAGGGATCTCCCCACCCATCACCAGATCCAACAGCGAAACCCTGCGCAGGCGCACTTCCAGCCCGCTGGGCAGCTCCACTTGTTCTTCACGCTGCTCGCGCCACTCTTTGAGTTGCATACAATCTCCTATCCCCTAACTCCTAACCATTTCAACTCGGTCAGGAGTTAGGACACATTTATTCGACTATTCGACGATCAGACATCGCGCTGGAGTCGCATCCTCTGCAACCCAAGCGCATGTCACATCAGGAGATGTGACTAAGTACTTGGCAAATCCGCCGCTGTCTCGTTCTGCACGAACTCGAAGATCCCGTTTGTGCCGTCATCGACGCCGATGCCTGAGCACTTGGTGACGAAGAATCCGCCGTCACCAAACTCACCTTCCAGCTCAGTGACCTTGCATTTGAACAGCTTGCAGTGGACGTCGTCGTCGCCTTCGCCCAGGCTCTTGCCGTACACCTTGATGTATGGGAATGTGTCACCAGCCGAACCAGCCATTGTTTTGGTTTCATTCGGCGTCAGGCCAGAAGTCATCACGGTGCGACCCGTCATCAGCGCATAGGCTTCCAGGCTGATCCCACCGGCCTCCAGCTCCCACTCAACAGCATCGCCAAACGTCACCACTGCCTTGATCACATCATCGCCGCGCAGCTCGTTGCTCGAAAGCTGTTCGCTGAAGCTGAACTTCTGGCTGGCGGGCAAATCCACCTGGGATGATCCAGCGATATTTGTTAGCTTCACATCCCGCAAACCATAGGGTTTATCTCCGTACGTCATAATTCACTCCTTCGCGCAAGGGAGCCTCCCCTGCGACCATTGCGCACGTCAACTCTCATGAGTTGACGCACATTACTGATTACTGGCCACCTTCATCATGGTTGGCAGCCTCCTCTGCAGCCTCCCCAGCAGCCTCCTCTGCAGCCTCCCCAGCAGCCTCTTCTTCGACCTCATCAGCAGCCAACATCGCTTCGATCGTTGCTACCGGCACATCTAGTTTTGCCGCCAGCTTTTTGATCTCAGTCTTATTGGCCTTCACCAACCCGAACTGATTCGTCGGATATGTCACCAGCGTCGCAGCCAGATTCACATCCTTCACTTCAGCCACATATTCGTTCCCAGCATTCCAAACAATCTGCCCCACCCGCCGAGCGCCGCTTTTTGGAATATATAAAAATTTCATCGTAACTCCTAACTTGCAACCTGCAACCTGCAACTTGCAACTAACCTCGATTCCTCACAAACTGATACCTGCTCACCTGCAGCGAGCACTCTAGAGCAGGGTCCTCCTGGTCCAGCACATCCCCGGCATGCCTCACCTCCCACACCTTGTCACTGGCCTCCCCAACCTTCTGCCGGTGCAGCAACGCATAAACCCGATCCCTGGCCTGGTCGATCACGTCATAGCCGCTGCGCTGGTAAAAATACACCGCCACGAACCCCCGGCTGCCATCCTCGTGCGGTCCGTACTCTCCATCCGTGCTCAACTTCACCAGAGCACACGGCTGGATCTCTTTGAACTCATCGAACACCGTTGGCGTTCCCGTTCGCGAGATCTCCCCAACCGTATACTCCACCCCACCGGTCAGCAGAGTTCCCAACGTCGAGTCGTTTGCCAACAAAGTTCCTATGATCGTGCGCAACGCCTAACTCCTAACCTGCAACGTGCAACCTGCACACTTGCTAACCTACAAGCCAATCGCATCTTCCAGCTCCTCTTCCTTCCCCCACAGCCAAACCCCCAGCAGCACCGCACCCGCCATGTCCAGCAAACTAACGCTCACATCCCCGCCGATCATCTCCTGGTACTCGTCCATCGCTGGCCAGCCTTGCCCTTGGCGCATCCACGTCCCCAACTGGCTGGTGAAATCATCCGCCTTCATCAGCACCGCTGTCTTGTAGCACATACACTGGATATGGATCGGCAGAATGATCTCGCCTTTTGGATACTCCTTTCCAGCAATACTTTCGCACTCGCAGCCAATCGGCGGGTGTGCATCCGAAAGGTGGATCTTTTCCTTCTCGATCCAGGGGATCTTCGCCCAAATGGCATCGTTGGCCATCTGGTGCGCTACCTGGATCTCGTTTCTGGCCAGCCTCAACGCATTCCACGCCACCCCCTGCTCGGCGCAGTCGTCGCCACGCTTCAAGCCGGTCTGATCACCAGCAGCGATTTCGCCTTTTGTCCGCCCAAATAACCGGGTGCTCGTCCAGCGTGGGCAATCCTGGCCAGCCCCCAAATACTGCTCCAATTCCTTCGCCAGATCCCAGGCGCTTTGCCCCTGGCTCAGCGCATTCAGATACACCTGTTTGATCCTCTCCTGCGCCTCCTGGTCGACTCGCCAGATCCGGTCGCTGAGCTGCATCCCCTCGATCACTCGTGTCTCCCCTGCATCCAATATCGCCTGCAACTGCGGCTCGAACAACGATTCCTGCACAGCAGATCGTTGTTCGCTCCACGAGCCACCGTCTCGCGGCGTAGCCGCCTCGGTGAGCGAGTAGGAGCCCACCTGATCCTTCAGCCACTCCTGCCGCACCGCCAGTCCACCAAACGCAAGCCACGCAGCCTCCCGCCTGGCAGCTTCCAAAATAACTTGATACTCTTCGAAGAACTCACCCCACGCATTCAGCGTCACCTCTTGCGCCAGGTAGGCTGACAACCCATCTGCGGCGAGCGGGGTTTCCTTGCCCGCATCGCCCACATCTGCAACAGGGGTTGCAGATGCCAATGCCCTCCTCCCCATCTCCACCACATCATTCAAACCTCGGTGCAGCTCCCCAGTCACAAACAGCAACAAACGCACCAACGCCACCTGCATTGCTGATTCGACACCTTTCTGCTTGAGATCTGTGACCTGCGGCATCACCCTACTCCCTACTCTCTAATCCCTGAAGAATCTCACCCAACCGCCCCGCATCTCCGCCTTGCCCTGAGCCCTGTCGAAGGGCCCCCTGCCCCCCATCACCTGTCAGCGTCAGCATCTCCATATCCACCCCCGGCAGGAACTGCATCAGCACTGCAACCACCACCTCCTCAGGCACACCTATCAATCGTAGCCGCATCGCCGCTTCAGCAATATCCTTCACATCAGCCGCTGTCACCTGTCGTTTCTGCTTCCACTCGATCTTATAATCCAACCCCTCTGGCAAGATCCCCGCCAAAAGCCACTGGCGCTCCAGAAGCGGTTGGATCAACTGATCAGAAACCCATTCCCGCTGCTGCTCCAGCATCTCGTCATACTGTTCTTTTTTCTCCCCCAGGATATCTCGGTTCAAGCCTTCACCGTAAGCAATCAGCTCCATCGGCACATCCCCCGCTGTGAACCATGTGGCGATCATATGCTGCACATCTTTGATCTCACCCAGGTGCATATCCCCCTCCACAGACTTGATTTCCACTGTCCCAAAGAAGTCCGCCAGAGCCGCAAATTTCTCGTCAAGCGCCGGTTTATTGCGCTCCATATATTCCAGGATCGCAGATTCGTCCGTTCCCTCCGGGAATTTATGCACATACCGCTTCCCCGCTCGCGTCTTCCTTCGAATGGCAACATCCAGCTCTCCCTCTGTCACTTTTTTCCAGTGTCCCGTCCCGCTGGCCAGCATCGGCTCCCCATACCGGCTGCCCTCGTCGTGGTCCCAGCGCGCATGGATAATCTGCCACTCGGGGAACCAGATCGCATCCCGCGGCGGATCCTGGCCGATGAACATCTGGTCCGCCCACCAAAAAGCCTTATCAGGATCTTCGAACAGGTCATACTTATTCGAATTCCTGCTCATCTCCAACGTCGGCTTCCGGCTCACATCCACAATTTCTAAGTTTTGGTTGATCACCGTCTCCAAAAAGCTGTCCCCATCCCTGGCACTCAATCGCACCCAGTCGTCCAGCCTCTTATCCAGCTTCAGCCGCTCTCTCAAAGCCTCCGCCACATCAAAAGCTCTTGCGGCGAGCGGGGCATCCTTGCCCGCATCGCCCACATCTGACACGGGAGTGGCAGATGCCCCCTCCCCCATACGCAACACATACCCCCCCTTGACAAGGTCCCTCGCCAGCGAGCGGATCATCTTCTTCGCCCTTGGATCGCTGGCATACATCTTCCTGCAGGTTCGCACAATTCCCGCCCGCGACGTCTCCGCCGTGAACTTCTGCGCCAGCTCGCTCGGCCTTTCTGGCTCCCTATCCAATGCCAGCGTCGTCTGCTCCACATCTGGCTTCCGCTTTCCGAATATTCCCGTTATCCTGTCACGCAATCGTGCCATTTTAGTTACCTAACTTGCAACTTGCCACCTGCAACTTGCAACTAATCCCGAAACAAGTCATCCAACATCTTCTCCAACGTCGCCAAATTCCGCTCGATAGTCGGCATGATAATGGCGTACTTTCCGCCCCTCGAGAATTCCAGCAAACTGCCGTAATCCACCGTGTGCCCATGGCTCAAGTAGATCTCCACCACATCGCTCGCCGCCCGTTCCGCCTGGCTAAACAACCCGCTCCTGGCGTTTCCCGTCCGGTCCGTCCACGGTGCATTCTGGCGCATCTCGTTCTGCACCAACTGCGCAAAGAACTCCGCCACCAAATAAACCGCCGTCAGCACTCGCTCCCCATACTTCACTATATTCTCAGCCAACTTATCCGGCGGTTCGATCCAATAAATTCCCGTACTCATCAAACTCTCCTACTCAATCGCCACCGCCTTCGCGGAAGGGAGCATCCCCTGCGACCATTCCGCACTCCGATCCATGGGGATCGGAGCAAGCAACATCTGCTATTCAATGGCCACCGCCTCAGCAACTTTCGCTACCGTCTGATTTGGCCGAATGAACGTCACTCGGTAAAGGATCTCATTCACTGTAAACCGGTCCGCTACTTGAACATCGAAGTCCGTATCCCCCACCACCACCACATCCGCCCGCTGCTCCTCGCCTCCCTCACTGTCGAAGGAGCGCCCTCTCAGTAACCTGGCAATCCGCACACTCTGCGGGTCCAGCGTTTCATTCTCCCTCCGAATCGTGATCGACACATCATTGTCGTCCCTGATGTTCATCAAATCACTATTCATCTGAGTGAGATCATCTGTTGATAACATAATCAATTCCTGCGCGAGCGAACGTGTTCCACTCGTTTGCTCGCCACGTCATTGCATAGGCAATGACGCAGCTGCTAATACCTAACTCCCGAACCCGTCGAAGACAACACACTCCTCGTCCCCTGCACACCCACAAACGCCTGTACCCCGTCCCGGTATTCCTTATCCTTCTCTTTCTTATCCTCCCGGAACGAACCCGCCAGCTTTTCCTTGTTCACCTTCTCGTCGCCGATCGCATACTGCCACGCTTGCTGGCTCGCTTTCGATGACTGTTTCCCCAGGCAGATCGCCGCCGCCTTCAGTACCACCAGCGCCGCCTCGTCATCACCCATCTCAGCAAACGCCTGGTCCTCCTCCTCCCCAGTCAGCACGTGCCCAGCAGCGTATTTCAGATCCCGGCTCAAGTTATACGTCGGCGTCGGGTAGAACGTGATCTGCCCGTTTGTGATCGTCCATACCTCGTCCCAGGTCGCACTTACAGGGATCAACCCATCTCCGGAGATGATCACCCCATCCGGCGTGGTAAACGCTTCCAACTGGATCAGGCTGATGAAATCAGCGGGCAGGCTGTAGGTCGCCGTCCCACTCACAATGCTCAGCGTGGTGATTTTCGTCCGCTTCGACCTGCGATTGAAATCCGCCACTGCATCCTTCACCGCCTGCGAATACTGTGTAGAACTCGGCACGCTGTTCCATGCCGGTACATCCGCCGTCACCCTGGCCACCAAATTACTCAACGTTTGTGACACTGACTCCTACCTCCTAATTCCCATATACCGTCCAATAATCTCCCGCACCCGGTCCCCATTGAAAGGCTCCCCAATCATCCGTTCCCGCCATTCCACAACATCAGTGTTGTGCTCAATCGCATTCTGCAACATCCCCAGGGTATCTCTCTCCTGCAGGATATCGATCGGGTAAACCATCATCTCGGCATAATCACCCCAATGCTCAGCATAAAGCGGCTCTTTCCCCAGCGGCACCAGATGTATCGGGATATCTGTGCCCATCGCCAGAGCTGGAATCCCACGCGCAACTGCAAGGTACAGGAAGGTTCCATGAGCTACCACCACATCCGCATCGTCGATCTGCTCGTAGCAAGGTTCCAAAGTGCCTGGGATATAGTCGATATTCTCGTGCTCCACGAACTCCAGGCCGCTCCCCTTCAGCTCCCCGATATGGCGCACCGTCAACAGGATCTTGTTATTCACCGCCAGCTCCCGCAATTGCTCGAAGGCCAGGGCATTCGCCTGCTGGTCCACCGAAGCGCACCGGGGGTGGATCGGCGCAAAAAGGATCTTCCTCGCCTCCTCCCTCTCCTGGAATTCTCGCAGTGGGCACAAGCTCCAACCCACCGCATGAGTTGGCTTTGGATACCCAAATTTCTCGAAGATCTTCCTCTGCCCTTCGCTCGCCACCAGGTTCGCCGTCGTGTGCTCCCAGGCTGGCACAATATCGTTCACCACGTTGGGCCTGCCTGCATGCGGGTATATGAAAATCCACTTCGCCCCAGCTTTTCGCAGCTTCTCTAAGTGCGTCGCCCGCCCCCACAAGTCGTGGTCCGTCATCACGAAATCCACCTCCGGGATGCTATGCTGCCCGTGCACGATCTCCACTCCCTCGTGCTCTACATCCAACGCATCGATGTACACTAGCGCCTTGCTCTGGTGGTTGTAGATCGCGTACCTCATACTGTGCACCATACCCCTTCCAGCTTCAGCAATCCATCGCTGTGATCTCGCCATTCCAGGTCATCCCGCTCGAACACATCCTGCAGACTCTTCAAATAATTGGCTGTTTCCACCCACCAGGCCTGTGTATCCACACCTTTATGCTTGATGAACATCTTTTTCGTTCTAAAACGTCCATCAGTATAGGTAGGGTGGTCATACCAGTGATGTTTATTTTTATCCCTGAACATCAGATCCCAGCCGATCGTGTGCACTTCTTTGCATCCCAGGATCCCCGCCAGGTGCAGCAACTGCAGTCCTACCGTCCCTTTGCGCACTGTCACCCCCGGTTCCCAGGCCTCATCCGCCTCGGACATCTCACCATTCAGAAATCCCTCCCCATACTCCCGAAAGCTGAAATTATTCAGGTCAGCGTATCCCGTTCGACGGATGCTGATGCAGTCCTCTTCATCGATGCCGTACAGGGGTAGCAAATTCCAATTGCGGTGATTCACCAATTTGAACTCCGCGGTATTCTCAGGGTCAAGAACGTGCATAAAATCCATCAACCGCTTATCGCCCTGCATTCCCCGGATGTGGCAGAAATTCATATTCTCAGCCAGCAACCAGTAATCAGCGCCAGGTAACTTCGTCATCCCGTTCATCGTCATGATCACATCCGGCTGGGTCTCATCCCGCAGCTTCATCCAGTCCATACCCGAATCCCCTCCCAACACAACCAAAGCCACACCGCCATAAAAACGGTCGGCATGCGCCATCATTGCCTTTGGGTTGTCAGATCGATTAGGATCCACAGTACACCTTTTCCACGGGGGTTGGCATCCCGTCACCTAGATCTTCGTTCACCCAATCGTCTCCGCTCATATCTACAGGCGGGCGTGGACCAGGCGGGTTACTCATACCACTTTCTCCTGTGCGAGCGAACGTATTCCGCTCGTTCGCTCGCCACGTCAATGCAAGGGCATTGACGCAAATCACTTGCACTCATACCACTTTCTCCAATCATCCTTCGGCAGCGATTTCTCCTGCGTCCCCGGTGTGATATTGACCATTTCTACGCCATGATGGATGAACCCCCGGTACAGCTCCATATGCCCTTCCTCCCAGGTATCGTATAGCCTCCTCGGGTCAGAGCGCTCCGGCATCCCCTCATCCACACCCCAGGCATGTTCTTTATAGTCCTCCGAATGGTCCATCCCCACGATCAGGATCGTCGTGAAGCCCATAAAATAGGCCAGTTGCATCATCACATGCGGGCAGCAGCTCCACGTGATCCCCCTCTTGCTCAGCATATCCGAAGGCCACAGCTCCTGCTTTGCATACGGCCAAAGCGCTCCAGGACGATGGAACCAGCGGTAAAACAGCGGTCCTTCCCATTTATCCAGGTTCGGGGTTGGTATGAATTTGGGGATCCCGCTGAATCTCTCCAGTACCTGATCCCCAAATTCACGCATCACTCTATGGTCAACAGCCACGTAATACCAGGGCTCGAACGCCTCCCACTCGCAGATCGTATTGCACCCAAAACTTGGGTACATTTTCAGAAAGTCCAGTGGTAGTTCGTTCAAACTCAGGCCATTGCAAATCACCAGGCACGTCTCGCCCTGGTGAAGGTTGTGAAAGCCCTCCAGCTTTTCAGGGTAATTCATTCGTCACCATCTCAGTTGCGCAGCAACTGCCAAGCTGAACGGTTCTTTCCCGTTCAGCCATCACCAACACAGTTGCGCAGCAACTGTTAAGCTGAATGGTTCTTTTCCATTCAGCCCTAGTCATTGACCACATACTCCAAAACGACCTTGAACTTACCGACCTGAGTGGCTGCAATACCAGTGAGACGTGCCCATACATTGCCGTTCGCAGGCACATCATCCACGCCAGATCCCAGCGTCAGGGCAGTTTTGGAACCTACCGCCTTCGCGTTTTCTAAGTTGGTTGCCGCCACAATGTTGGATCCGCCTTTGGTTGTTCCGAGTTGGATGGTCGCACCCGAAGCATCACCCGAATCGGTCTGCTCTGTATAAGTTACCTGGGCTGCAATTGGCGTAATAGGCACAGTCGTGTGCAGCATCAGGTCATCGACATTGACACCTGCGCCAGCATCGATATTAAATTCTTGCGACATAATGTAGCGTCTCTTCGCATTCGTCGCCTGCTTCGCTGGCGTCACAGCTCCAGAACCGATCTTGGCCGCAGTCACCGCACCGCTGCCTATCTTGGCTGCAGTCACCGCACCGCTGCCTATCTTGGTCGCTGTCACCGCACCGCTGCCTATCTTGGTCGCTGTCACCTTCTCGTCATTGATCGTTCCATCCGTCGATCCATGCGGCACATGTACATCTGCTTTGTTACTCATAGAAACATTCCTTTCTATTAATCCCCCTTTCTCCACGTGTGGGGAAAGGGGGATACCCTGCTAAGGGTGGGGGATAGGGGTTACCCGATCACCACATACGCGCCCTTCTCAGGCACTGGGCTCTCGGTCAGGTTGTACTCCTCCGCGTAGTACTGCTCAGCAGCCACCAGCTTGCTGGTCCCACCAGAGACGTCATACGTGGGGTACGGGCCTTTGATATTCATTGCCTTGAAAATGCGGTGCATCACCAGCTCCCGGTTGCCCGTCAGGCCCCAACCATCGGCCATCTCGGTGCTCTCGAACACCGGCAACCCTTTCACCCGGCCCACGAAACCATTCGCCTTCAGGTCGCTGTCCGGGCGCTTACCTGCAGCAGTGAACCCATCCCAGTTCGCCAGCACATCGCTGTTCGTCATTGAGAGCAGATAGAAGGTCGGGGTATAGTAGCGGTTGGCAACCTTCACCTTCGCCACACCCAGCTTCTCCACTAGCTCACTGACCGGGTCAGTCGCTGCGGTCCAGGTTCCACCGCTGTTGCTGGCAACCTGCAGAGCAGAAGCCAAAGCCAAGCGGATCAAACCTTCATCAATGCGCCGACGCATCTGGCGTATCAAACTGGCCAGCGTCTTCGTGGTCGCATCCCAACCTAATTGAGAGCGGGAGAACACCACCGCCTCGTCGCTGATCTGCTGCGCCAGCCGGTCGGCTGCCGCTTCCACGGTGACGTAGCTCAGCGTCTCCTTGCCGCGCTCGATCACGCCCATCTCGCCTTTGCGGATCGCGAAATAGTCGTAATCTACCAGCAGGTCATCCTCATCAGAGATATCGCCTGTGGAGAGACACATGATCTCGCCATTGGCGTAGTCGATCACATAGTCGTCGCCCTCATCATAGGTAGTTCCTGCAGGATCCGTGGTCACCACCACCGAACCTGGCTCCAGGCGCTTATAGTCCAGCGCAACCCAGGCGTCCTCGTCGGCCACAACCTCCTCATCCGTTACGCTCACCTCGTAGCCGGTCTCGCCAGAGAAGGCCTCGAAGTATAGCCGGGTCGGGCTGGACTCGATCAGACCCACATCGAAGATGCTGGTTGCAACCAATTCGGGGAACGCCTCCGCGATGATCGCCCTCGAGACGCTGTAAGGCAGGTTCAGGTCGCTGGTCTGCTCCGCCTCAGCGAACAGCTTCGCTTCCTGGATCAACTGGGCGCGGTACTGCTCGTCGAACTTCGCCAGGTACAGCGCAGTGAACTCCTCATTGATCGTCTTCGGCTGTCGGAAATCCCTGCGCTCGCGCAGCTCGCTCTGCCGGATGCTCTCCGTCAGCATAAAAGCAGCTTCAGCAAATTGGGGGATCCCTAATTCCTTCTCGATCACCGGCCCGCGGACCTGCACGTTCGCCCCGCCGAACCCCATCTCATTGAGCCGGGTCCGCGAAACGATGGCATCATACTCGGTCCGCTTGGCCTCAGCCAATTCCTGGACCGCTTCTGCGCTCTCCGGCTTAGCTGTCTTCAGCGCTTCCTCGAAGCTCTCGTTCAGCTCGTCGTAAGGCAGATCCTTGCAAGCATCCTCGATCGCCTCATCGATCTTCTGCTGCTGCTCCTGCGCAGCCATTTTTTCTTGTGCAGCCTTCATCTCCTGCAACGCGGCAGGGATATCAGCTTCTTCACCCAGGCCCAGCGTTTCTCTCACGGTGGCCTCCACCGCCTCGAGCTGGGCTTCCGTCATCTCCTCGACCTTGCCTTTGATCAGGCTTTCGAAGAGCTCAGGGTTATCTTTGATCAGTTTTGCTAATTCTTTGGGGTCCATCTCTTCCTCCAATTCATCGACAGACTCGAACATTGTCACACCGGCTCCCGGCGCACTTTGCTGGTTGGGTGCAGTCAGATCAAAACCAGTGATCTTCACCCAATCCACCTCCAGGAACCGATTGCCATTTTCAGTGATCATTTTTCCGTCGCCATACGCGCGTTGACTGATCCCCGGCTTTACGCCGCCTAACATCTGGGCGCGGATGTCCTTGCCTTTGCTGGTCCCCAGTAGTAAACCTTCTAACAGGATCTGGCTGCCATCGAAGGCAACATTCTCCCAGTTCACTACGGTTTCCAACAATTCAGGATGCCGATTACCCTTTGATGCAGGATGATCCGGTTCTCCCAACACCATCATGCGACCTTGCCCGGCGCTTTCATGCAGATGATTCCCTAACTCCCGAACCGCTGCTGCCAGCACAGGGGCTGAATAACGCCGTTTGTTGCCATTCACAACACCGGCGACATTTCCAATACCTTTGATGCGCCACGGTCCATCCGCATTGTCTTCTTCACTCTCCATCAATTCAAGACGCGCATCCTCGATCGTCTCCACAAACCGTTTCCCCTTATTCCTTCCTAGCTTTTTGGGGGAGTCAGGGGGGGATTCCTCCAATACCTTCACCTCTTCCAAACTCACCGGCTTATAAGTCAGTTCCACAACATCCCAAGCATTCCGCTCAGCGAACACATAATTGCCGTTCTCATAGCTGTATGCCACCCGGTAATACTCATCCGTTTTCAGCTCGCGGCTGTGGCTGACAATCACATGATCAGCGAAGATCTCATGCACATAGAACCCCAGTTCGTAATCCGGATCGAATTTCTGCCTGAACACCTGTCGGATCTGGTACATCGTATAGTTCAACGATCCCTTCACCAATTCCGTCAGCGGTTTCCCTTTCTTCAGTTTTTTAGCCATAGCATCCTCCAAACTAACAAAATAGCCAACGTTCAACCTGCAACGTGCCAACCTGCAACCGACACCACATCCCCAAAAACCATCTCCGCCTGCACAACCTGCGGAGCTGCTACCACCACCTTCTTCACCGCCGCCTTCGGAGCACCCACGATCGCCAGCGCATAGCTGTCTGCCCGGTCATCCAGCATCCCGCTTGGAGCTCGCAGCGTCGCCCCTTCGATGCTCGCCAGTTGCACATACGTCTCGAATGAGTGCAGCGTTGTCGTCCCATCACGGAAGGCATCCGCGCACTCCGTGTACAGCAAAGTTTTCCCCAGGCTGTTGCTCAGCCACCCCAACTTCTCATCCGGACCTTCCAGGATCTCCAGATTCGAGAAATCCTCCAGCCATCCGATCACCGCATGACCATGGTTATTCCGCTCCACCATCACCCCTGCTTGGTTGTAAAAGATCCCGATTGTGTCGATATATGATCCAAACACCTTCGGCTGGATCTTCGCCGAAAGCACCGCCACTTCCTCCAGCGTGATCGCATCCAGCACCGTCAGGCTGCTGTCATCGCTGCTTGGATTCCCCTCAGCAGGATCAGCCCCTATCACATACCGCCGTCCGGACTCAGGAAATTTATAGATCTCCAACCCAGGTATCGAAGGAATTTCGCTATCTGCTTCTAGCTCCCTGCTAACCGCTTCCAGCTCTATGTAGTTTCTCTCCAGCCATTCCGCCGGGATCCGCTTGTCCTGACTTCTCGGAGCCAGTGCCTCCGTATCCGTCGCCGGATACTGCTCATGCAAATAATCCAGGCTCCCCGTTCGGCTCAAACTGTCACGTATTTGCGCCTCGTACCAATCCACATCCCGCTCCGGCCTGGCGCTCCACGGCAGGAACATCGCCTCCCAGTCACTTTCGCCCTTCTTCGCCGCCCGGTAGATCTGTTTGAATTCGCTGTTTGGCTCCTTCTTATTGCTGCGGCTGATCAAAGCCAGTTTCCCCCCCGCATCCGTCGCCGGTTTCACTGACCCAATCAACTCACTCAGCTCCGGAGCCAGGTCCGCCTCATCCACCAACGCGAACGAGAAGGTGTAGCTGTCTCCACCCTTTGTCGAGAAGGCCCGGCACCAGCTCCCATTGGAGAGCACCCAATTCGTTGTGCTGTCTTTCTCGATCTCCCGGCACTGCATCCATTCCGGCAGTCGCTGGTACATCCCCTTCAAACGCTTATCCAACAGGTCCCTGGCCTCCTCTTCACGCTTCGAGAACACCGCCACCGCCGCAGCAGGTTTGAACAGCATCAGCCACAGGATATAAGCCAGCAACAGCCAGGTCAGCCCCAATTGTCTCGCTTTGAGCAATACAAAAAATTGGTTTGCATCGACCCTAAGCAGAACATCCGCTTGTGCTGGCCACAACCGTAAGCGGATCCAGCCGCCTTCGTTGGCGTTTTCGATCCACACATACGTATCGACGAAATACAAAAAACTCTCGCTGCAAGCCAGCCATTCCACGCGGGCTTCTTTCGTATCCATGCTAGCCATCAGCCTCCGAAGATCCACTCACAGCTTCTGCGGCGAGCGGGGGTTCCTTGCCCGCATCGTCAACATCTGATACTCCTGTATCAGATGCAGCCTCAGTAAACCGCTTTTGAACTTCATCCGCTTTTTGTTTTGCCTTCGCCATTTCATCCGCAGTGAAATTCATCGCTCCAATCACCGGAGCCTGGTCACTCTTGTCCCCTACCAAGGTGTAATACAGCTCTCTGTCAGGCTTATTTTTATAATCTGGCTTCGATGCGCTTTCGATCAGCGCCGCATCTACCCTTGAACGGTGTTCGAAAAGTGCCCGGCTGCGCATCAACGTGATACTTGCATCGATGTCGAAACCATCCTTCTGCATGCGCTTCTTCAGCTTATGCAGTTGCCTGGCGCTCGTCCAGCCAATGACATCCTGACACAATTTCTCAAGAGTTACGGGATATCGGTCAACTCTCGCAGATGTGGACCAGGCGATATACACCGCCAGCCAGTGTGGCCAGTGCTTCTCCTCCACCATAAAGGCATAATCCTCATACCACCCAAATCTTTCTTTAGCCTTTGGCTTCAGTTTCAGGAAATTCTCCCTGGCAAGATCCAGCCGTTTCCTGGCCTGCTCCGGCGTCTCCCCACCCACTTCGTCAACATCCGGAAGCAGCTTCTCCAGGAAGCTGTACTGCTGGTCTACACCCAGCGGGAAGATCAACTCATCAGGATTCGGTTTCTTTACACTCATAGCCCATAAAACCTTCGTGCTGCTCGTCCACTATTGAGATACCGTTTTGCTTCGAGCACACAAGCCCTACAACATCACGTGACCCGTCTTCGAAATCAACCAGCGCCCATCCGACGAGCGGGATTTCCACTCCCGCATCATCGACATCTGACGCATGAGCGTCAGATGCCATGTCAAACCTCGCCACCCACCCCGGCGCTGGCATGATTTGCAGAATTCTCATTTCTTCCCTTCTAGAGCATCATCCAGGCGCTTCATGATCCGATCCGTCATCTCTTCGAACTGTCGTTCATACACCTCTAGGATGCGGTCCAGGATCGTTTTCGAAATGATCTTGCCTTGGTAAAACGCTAGCATAAAGAAGATCAGCACGGCCACAACCCCAAAGGTATTGACAGCCTGCAGCAAAGTCGTATACGTGATCGGATCTCCACCCATGGTTAGATCCTATCCTTCGGTGCCGATCACATTACCGATCAGACCCTTCAGCACCTTGCTGACCAGGTCCTTGACATAGTTGTGCAGCAAAGAGGCAATCAAGCCCATCAGAAGTGCATACACAACCAGCCAGAACCATGCTGTAAACTCAACAGGCATGCCATTTTCCGCCACATGCAGTCCGCCGCCAAAGAACAAACCAAAGATCAATGCAAAAGCCATTTGGATTTTGCCCTGCGCACCGAACTGGCCTGCCACATACGTTGCCAGGATGATCAGCACTAGCACAATTGGAGCTCGTTCAGCACCAGCAAGGAAGAAATCGAGAACATCGAATTCCAGTACCTGCTGCGCTTCTTGTGTGATCGGCTTGTCCTGAGCACCGTCGAAGGGCGCAAAGGCCACCGTAAACAACCCCAACAACAAAACAACAACCAAAACCAAACGCAAGATCTTCATTTCGAGCCTCCTTCAGGCAAGTAAGTTGTTAAACCAAAAGCACCTGACAGTCTAAATAGACTATCAGGTGCTCAAGCTGATAAATGCCCTGCCGTGTTCCGCTGGGCTGCTGAATGCGAGCAAGCATTCATTGCTTGCATCGCCCACTCCGATCACCAATGTGATCGGAGCATTATATTATTTTCGCCAATGCCGGGGTGGTGGTGGATGACCCAAGGCGAGTGGGGGTAACACTCGTTAATCCCTCAGGTGGGGGACACCACCCCAAACATCAGCTATCTATACTCTACAACCGCGTACAAAGAATGTCAATAGCCAAAAATCCAATCGCAGAATGCTCTTCGGTTACTCCTAGAGCCATCCATCGCCATGAGCGGAGCCCTGAGCCTTTCTTACAAACCATCGAATAAAGGCAAGTCATCATAAGTAGCCTCGTCTTTGATTGTTTTTGGCGTCTTTCTTAGGATGCGTGCTGTCTCATCCAGCCGCTTCTTGGCTACTTGAAAATATTCGTCATCTATTTCGTAGCCCACGAACTCGCGCAATTCGATGAGTGCAGCTTCACCCGTTGATCCACTTCCCATAAATGGATCCAAGATCCTTTCACCAACATTGGAATAGGTACAAACTAACCACCGCCACCAGCCCCCCTTCTCTTTACACTCATAACACGGCTCAGTCTCATCCGGGTCGTACCACAGTGGATCCATCTCGTGTAAATCTTCATGGAACCCTTCACCGCCGCAATTCCAGCACGGCAGCCAATCCGTTGCGTCCCCGCACTCCGGGCACGGCGGACCCATTCCAATCGCATCCAAATCATCTAAATCAATCAAGATCCTGCCTCCATTACCCTTTTTGCATCACTCAACGCCCCACTTAAATGCGCCACCAGCTTCGCCGTCTCGCTATCATCCTCGAAATAATCATCCCCAAAAAACTCAAACGCATCCTGGCAAGCTGCGAATAACCGATTCACTACACTAAACGTCCCCTCCATGCGCTTGAGCAGTTTCATCTCCGGTCTCTTCGAACAAATCAAAACATGCTCCAACATCGCCTCCGGCGTCCTCTCCCCCTCCTCACCGCAATAAGAACAAATTACAATTGCTATCAACCGCTCGATATACTTAGCCAAAATATGTGATGGAAAACAGGGATCCATCGTCAAGGCCAACTCATAAGTATTCTTCTCTTCAGACGTCATCTGCATTTTATAATCTCCAATCGCTAATATCCAACATCGAACCCCCTCCCCTTCCTACCCTCCTATCCCAATTCCAGCGTGTGCAGCCGCATACATACGCATACACACCTGCCCACACCTTCAGAAATCGCCATTTGCATATCCCTTCAGCACCGGCTCGCCCCCATCCGCCACCAGGATCCTCGAATTCGGTTCTTCCGGATTCGATCGGGTCAGCACGCCCGTCTTGAACCAGAACGCCAGGAACTGTCCATAATTTCCAGCCCCATCCCGCACGAACGGTTTCCCATCACCTGTCCAGGCGTTTATGCCCAATCTGCCCCCCGTAAGCGCCACCTGTGACCACAACCGCAGCACTCTCCGTTCCACCGGCCAGGGATACCGGTAGGTTGTGGGCCCCCTTTTCACCTCAATTTGCACCAATTCACTCTCGCTAACTTCCCCCACGGCCACACCTGGCCCATCTTCATACTCGGCTTCATAGGAGAGATCTTCGATCTCGTCCCGGATATGCGCTACGATCAGGAATGCCCCGGCCATCAATACCACGAACAGCGGCACGATCCCCGCCAGCCCACACCACAACACAAGTTGTCGCTGCACACTCAAAATTTGAGCATGATGCTCCCGTTCGACCTTTGCTGCTTCCAAAGTGATCTGCAATAAGGCTACATCGTCTGGCGTCCTTGTTGGCTCGTGATTTGGCGTGGGCATGGTAGCATTCTCCTGTGCCCCTTGCCCATCCCAATCCGTGGGGATTGGGGAAGACGTTTTCGTGGGCAATGGGCTCCATGTTGGTGTGGGAGTATTCGTCAACCCTGATAGGGTTGAAGTCGCAGATGGCCAAGCAGTACTCGTTGGGCTGTTTACAACAAAAACCACCACTGTCGGTTCCTTTGTCGGCTCCACAGTCACTGGCGTGACAAGAGTAGATGTCAGCGTCACCGAAGGCTTCAGCGTGCGACGCCAAAGCGGGGCATCTCCTTCACTACCCCACACCCACGCACCCAAGCCCCCCAGCACTAACACCAAAATCCCTACCAACACCCACGGCGCAAATATCCTCGCCAACTTCCCCAATATACTTTTCGCAAATCCACGAGCTATCATAGTTTCTCCTTCACGCAAGGGAGCAATCCCATGCGACCATTGCGCACGCCAATTCAAGGGAATTGGTGCTATTTCCTAACTCCCATCCAACCTGTGCCCCATATCCTTCAAGCGTTGTTGATACCGTCCCACAAGCTGACGTGAGATCTCCAGCGTTTCAGCGATTTCTTTTTGCGTTGCCTTTGGGTTGCGCCGCGTTTCCTCGTAAACCCGTTGGAGTGTCCCCGATATTTCAGGCAACTCGGCAGGATTCTTGGGTGTTGCGTTCGTGTTTCCCTTGGTTTCACCCCGCGTTTCTTCGCGTTTCGCGCGTTTCTCTCGATACTCCGCCTGGATCTCTTCCACCCTGTAATTCAGCGCCATTAGCCATGTTCCAGGCAGCGAGAGCAGTGCAAAACAAACGCTCACCCATACTCTTGGCCACCCCAACTCCAAACCAACAGAAATGAAGATCACCAGCACCAGGTACAACGCATACACCACCACCGTCGGCCACGTCTGCACCTGCGCTTTCTCCGCTTTATAGGTTTTATTGTGTCGCTGGATCTTCTGTCGCATCACCATCGCCAGCAGCCCGATGAACTCCACCGCCGCGGCGCTCATCCCCGCCTGCCACCAGTAGAACCCCAGCAAATCGTGAGTCTTCGTCAGCACCAGCATCGCCGGTGGCGTGCTCGTCATCAGCGGAGCCAGGTTGATCATCCCATTTACAACTTGAACCATCGTCAACCTTTTCTTGCGCAGCTTCTTTGCATTCGTCTGTTTCTCACTCATCATTCACCGCCCTGCGGTGAGCGGGCTGATCCTTGCCCGCATCGCCCACATCTGCCACATGAGTGGCAGATGCACGCTCCATCCCCCTCACGAACCGCCGCATCTCATATTCCCCCGGCACCCAAGTCCGGATATAAGAACTCTCACCTTCATCCCTGCAAGCATCACACTCCACCGGCATCTCCCCCAACCCCCAAAAAATCGACAGTGCCTGCGCTTCCGCCAGATCATCAGGGACCACTGCATGCCGAAACAACAGCAATCCTCGCCCTTTCCCATTTTCTTGCACCACCAACCCCAGCACGTGCCGCTTATTCGGACACTGCCAGCGCACTTCCGTCTCTTCCTGGTATGCCTTAAAATCGACCTTCTCACTCATCCGCCGACCTCCACACTAAATACGCATAAAACATCAACGCCTCGGCCTCTTTAGGCTTCTCCGGCTCCTCGATTGGCCATACTTCTCCATCATTCCAGACCCATGTAGAGAACAAGATTTCCTTACCGATGATATTCACTATCAATCTCTTCAACTCATCCACATCAACATCTTCCCCAAATCTGGCCACCTTCAGCCTACAGACCCCATTGCTCAACCGCTCATTCTCTACCACCCGCAGACCCATCAACAATAGCAACCCCTCATCCACTGCTTCGTCGACCACTGTCGACAATCGCAACGGTTCTTCCACATACATATCACCATAAAGCACCTTATAATCAGTCATTGAGTACTCCAAACAAAGGCAGGTTTGCCTCTTCACCCTTCGGAGAAATCCATAAACTTTCTGTACGTCTGATACCACCATTTTGACCGCTTGCAATTGTGTTTTTTGAGACACAAGCCCAATCAGAATACAAATCATCATATAAATCACAACGATACCCGCTGAGTAGAACCATTCCATCTAGTTTGTTCAGCAAATGTGCTAGTTCAATATGGTCACAGTCTAATAATTCGGTCGAATAACGTATTCCCCGATCACTCCGAGTTGAATGAACGTATGGTGGGTCCACATAAAAAAGGGTGCCCACAGAATCATTTTGTTTGATTACATCCAATGCGGGCCTATTCTCCAACGTTACTCCCTGCAAACGCCTGGCAAATCCGTCCAACAAATCAGGATACTCCTTCCATTGTTGGGGTGCACTTAGACCCCTATCTCTACGATCGCCAGCTCTAAATCCGGTGCTTTTTCTTGTCGTACCTGTATTTCCAAATCCTTGGAATGAGCGGACAATCATCCTTCTCGCTTTTTCAATTGGATCCTCGCACTCTTCATATGCTCTTTCATATTCTTCGCGTGAATAGGGCGTGAATCGCAACATCTCTTTCAATTTTTCTACTGCAACCCTGTCTCTAATTACCCTAAATACATTCACTACATCAGAGTCGATATCGTTATAAATCTCTAGATGAGATCTTCTCTTTCGGAGCAAAACACTTGCTCCACCACCAAACGGCTCAACATAGAATTGGTGCGGTGGAAAATGAGAAATAATCCAAGGCGCAATTTTCCATTTCCCCCCAGGATATCTCAACATCGGCCTCATCAAATTCATCGTCAAACCTCCAACTCCCCCCTCACCACTTCCGGATCCAACTCCACAACGAAGCACAGCACATCGAACCACTCACTCCGGAAGAACATGATCAACTCATACCGGTCCTTGAACCGCCTATTCTTCCAGTCCCTTACCGCCTTGTGCAGCACCGCCGCTGCCAACTGCCGCCAGGGATCCTCATATCCTAATGCCGCTTCCTGCAACCCGATCGCATCTTTTTCCCGCTTCCTCCTCCGTCTGTTATTCTCGATCTGGCACGCCTTACAGATCGTATCCAGCCCATCATAGGCTTTCGTTTTGCGGTAAAACTCATCAATTCGCTTCTTTTCACCGCATTTATTGCAGATCCTGAATTCTTGCTCATTCAGATCTACAGGAGTAGAAGTATCAAGATATGGTGGTTGGTTAGAACTCACCGCTACCATACCGCCCTCTTTGTGAAATAATTCCCAATAAAGTGTACGCCGGGTGAACTGCCCTCACTCAACGTACACTTTCGTATATAGGGATTATCAAAAAAGTTCCTTCCCCTCTTATATAATAAGTAATAGATACACAAGAGCACCAAAAAACCATGATTTTGCCCCTGTTTTGAGCCTTCACACCCCAAAAATGAGCTTGAAAGTGTATTCGTGTTCCTAAGTGAACCCCTGGAAGGGGTTCGAATTTGATTTGCACGACAAAACAAATTCAATAGCCGCAGATAGGTACACTTGCGAACACTAATACACTTTCGGGGGGAATTCCATTCAAAATTCATCATTCCGCCGGTGGCTCCCAATCCAATGGCAGCACCCCAAACTTCTTCCCCAAACTCACCATCTTGATCTCATCCCAATACACCGGTATCCCCGTCCCCTGGCGATTCCCCACCCGGATCTGCAAATTGTTTCGGATGATTTTCCCAACGCCCGGCGCGGTTAGCTCCTTGCCTTTCTTCTTCGCTGGGGGGAGTGGTTCCCCATTTTTGTTATACATCGTCGGCACAGGCTCCGGCGCACTTCCCCCTTGGTTGATCTCGTCAGTGATCCGGTTGGCCTCCTTACGGATATCCGCCATCCACAAATACTGTTCGCCCTCACGGCTGCGCTGTAAATATGCCCCCCCGGCATCGTTATAGAGATTCCACATCGCTTCCACAATGTAGGCATCCATCGTCATGCTGCGAGTTCCAATGATCTCCAAGTTATAAGCCCTTAGAAACCGCTCGATCTCCTCATACAGCTCTGTATCCTTGATATTCCCCTCGCCGTCCAAAGTCAGCGCTTTGATGGGCATCGTCACCTGGTTCATACGGGCAGGCAGGTTCACATCCATCAACTCGTCCGTCAGCTCAATCTCAGGCACCCAGTTCTCCAGCCGCCAGCGAAGCAGCATATTCCGCAACCGCAGTGCATGCTCCCTGAATTCACGGTTGATATGCAGCGGAATTCCCGCCATCTTCAGTTCCATGCTCTCCCTGGCCATCAGCTTCACCGTTAGTGCCCTGGATCCCACCGCCTTGTCCTTGAAATCCTCTCGCATCGCAATCAGCTTGGGGCAGAACGTATCGAACGCCATCGGCTCGTATGTGCGATCACCATTCCAATTGGTCACTTCTACCAAGCGGCTGATCACATTACCCTTCATCGCCCCCAGGTTCAAGAACTTCACCAGGTCGTTGGCCATATCGCCCCCATCGTTCAGGTCCGCTTCATCAATGAACACCGTCCCCTTATACATCTCCACCGTCCGGAAGAATGTCGCACTGGTATTGGCACCGCTGGCCATCGTCAACCTGTAGCAGAGGTATCCCACCCGCTTCATCAATTCGCTCTTCCCTGCGCCAGCATCGCCCGTCGCTCTCAGATAAGTCAGCGCCTCAAAGCTGTCGTAGATCCACGTCAGCAACACATAATAAGCCATGATCTTTGCCAGATACTTATCCGGCAAGAGATAATATCGATGAATAAACCCTTCCAACAGCACAATCAGGTCCTTCATCGCCTTACGTTTCCCCACCGCCGATGGAAACAAAACCGCACCCCGCCGCACAAAATCACTTGGCGGTTTCGGCACCAGCTTCAGTCCATCGACCACCAGGTCTTCCCCCTCTTCAACCTGCGCAGTGGGATCCGTATAATCACGCCAGGCCAACCGGGCTTCATCCTTCGCCGCATCATACAAATACTCAACCAGGTAGTTTCCAAACACACCGCCCAGTGTTTCTTCGATATCCCCCGCATTCCCCTTGTCGGTTTTGACGTGCTTTTTCAGGATGTTGTCATACTCTCGCACAGAGTAATCCATGGATCCTGCCAACTGTTTGCGATATTGAGCCCGGTCGTCCACATCCATTTTGCCGATCAGCTCGAACGCCGTTTTTGCTGCATCTCGTTTATCAGCGCCTCGCTGTTTCCCGGCCCATTCCGCCACAATCACCGCCATAGGTTTCACTGTACCTAGGCGTTGTTCCCACTTCCGCATCTGACCATCGAAATCCACCTCTTCGCCGATCATATGCATCAGCCAATCGTTGGCATCGCCCACCCCCTCGATCTGTGGCCACCGCAGCAGCCAGGCCATCGGTCCTAAAGCCTTCGCCACTTCCCATTCCCCATAGCCTTGTCCAACTCCAGTAGCAGCAGCCCCCGACAGTGATTCCCAGGCCGGGGCTCCGCTCTCCAGCGCAAAATACACCCGCTTGTGCCGGTTGCGCAGGTCCTCCAACAGCCGCAGCATATCATCACCCTTCAATCCCATAGTAGCAGCAGCAGCCTGCCCCCATTGTCCCAGCGTGATCGCATCTGCAGGCCCCTCCACGATCACCACACTTTTTTCCCCGCGGTTGTACTCAAAATTGAAGAATGGTTTCCTGGGACCTACCAACGCTTTTGCCAGGTTATGACTCTTCGGTTTTTCCTGGCCTATCAGCTCGCCTTTTTTCCAGGCAAGGTTCCGGGCCGAGAAATACCCTACCCTTCCCCCAAAAATGTGCGGGTACAGCAACCGGGGGAAATCCAGCATCCCATAGATGCGCCCCTTCTCGATCCAGTTGGACCGCAGCTCCACACCCCACTTCTTTCCCCAGGCTAATATGTCATCCTTCCCACCTGGTGGGGCATACCCTACTATGGCCACCGCAACCGGGCACTCCGGGTCATGGCCATACATTTGCAGGTCTCCAATCAGATCCTTGCGCTCTTCAGGTGTACCACGGCCAGAGAACCCCAGCCTGGCCTTCTGTATCGACCCTGGCCAATCCTTCCCCTGTTCATCCTTGTGGACCGTACTCCATCCCCGGCCCAGGGCGTAGGCCATGGCTGCCTGGTTCTCCTTCTTGGCCAGTTGCGTCTCGAACCAGCGGCAGGCAATCTCGAACAGTTCCACGCGCTGCTTATACGCCGTGATCCTCTCCCGGTCGGTATCATCCATCTGGCGCAGCTCGCTGGGGATGGGGTGGTTGTACTTCCCTGCCAAGTACTCCACCGCTGGCCAGAACTCCATATTCCTATAGCGCTGCATCCAGTGGAAGATATCCCCGCTCTCCCCCCCTTTTCTCCACCATTTGTAGATCCCCCAGTCAAGACGCACTTCCAGGCTATCGCCCGGCCCACCAGACCCCTTACGGATCCCCGAAACCACGCCACCCACAGCTCGATCCTGCATCCCGTAACCAGGCCCAGTCGCTTCAATCTCCGCCACGAAGTCAACCTTGGCCTTCAGCTCGTCGATATATTCTCTAAAACTGTCGTTGCTCATTGATCACCTTGTAGTCGTCTTGTGTTATGTGACATAAATATGGGTAGATAAACCATCGAAAACCTAATGAATTCACGCTCTCAGGGGCTGAAAATGACGCATAATACCTGTTATGTGACAGAAACCAGGCTCATCGAAGAGCGAAAAAGTTTTTGTGGGCGAGGCACAGGCCAGGCATTTGCACGGTGTAAAAGTGAACTTGGCGTTTTTCTTCGCTGCTGATTTCATAGATACATGCGGCGGGGGGGAGTGGGGGGCAAAGCAGTTCACGCTCTCTCTGAACGGCGCTTGCGTGCGTACCTGGCTTTTCTTGGGGTCGTTGGACCATGACCATCACCTTGATGCTGTGTCCAGAATTCATCGATCTTGTAGAGCACACCTATCCAGTCAGATGTTGTATGTAGAGCATCACCACAGGCACAGTAGAGCCTGACTGTTACCGAATGAACATGATCAGAGAAGTGCAAACGGCATTCAGTAAAAGGCTTCTCTGGAAAGATTAGTGGAATGTCTGCGCGGATTTCTCTTGGCTCAAGCACAATCTCGATTACATCAATAGATGGATCCACGTCATCAGCGTCATAATCGACCAATGCAGCATGTAGCCAACCTAAATCCGGACCTTGCAGAACTACTGGATCACATGAAATCGCATGGTCGACCAGGCGAGTAGCTGGCCTGCATAACATCTGGAGAACCTGCAATAGGCGCGTTTTGCCAGTACCAGGCTCGCCGTTGATCACCAATACTGCATGATTTCGATGACCATGGAATTCGTACCAGGTACGTTCAACAAAATCGACGACCTGGCTTTCAATATCATCTGGTAAATCCACGTACTTATGGATAATTCTTTTCGCAGTTCTTCTTATCAAACGATCATCGCTCATCTTGCTCACCTCTCTCAACATTCGGGTCAACAACATCTGCCCACCGACGCAGCTTCTCAGCGATGTAATCACGATCTTGTTTGGAGATCTTAGAAACATCACCTATCAATAGTGCGATCTCAATAAGCAAACAATTAGCGTCCTGGCTACCTGTATGAACTTTCTCACTCATCTCACACCCTCCCAGCCCATGCATAGGGACCACCCAGCGCATCGATGCCCACTGGCTCGATCTTGATCTGCTCACAGATCTCAACCAGTTCCGGATCCTCGAGCGCCGCATCGAAAGCAGACTGCGGCATATAGCAGACATTCGGCTCTTGCCTGAAATGCCGCTGGTATGCTGCTACTGCTTCTCTAATTGTCTTTGGCCAGGTACCAGACTTCGTTTTCAAAGCCTTATTCCCGGCGAACGCAAACGGGATCTGAGCTTCAGACATTTCACTCACCTTCAATCCCTCTGGCCTCAGTCAACTTCATTACCGCATTGTTGACTTCTACCAAAGCTAGCGCCGTTCGTTGGGTCACATCGCCTTCATCTTTGATCGGCTTGCGTCAGTTGCTCGGCGGGTTATGCCTGAGAGACTGACGATAATAAGATTTTGACAGGGCTACTCACCCGTTTTTGCAGGCGCATTAGCCGAGTCAACTGCACGTTTTGTTAGGCGTGTTCTATCAACATAGCGAACTCGCCTGATATGTTCCTTGCCTTTCCAGTACCTATCGCCAAAAACCAAGATTTTGACACGATAACCATCAGGCATATTCTTCAGAACGTGGCAGCGCATTGTGTAATCGTAACCATGCAAGCCTATCGCGTGCCTACATGATAAAAAGTGAGTTGCATTTTCATACGTTTTCTCTTCCATAATTTTCTCCAAAACAAACGCCTAACAGTGCCTTCATTTCACGTTGAGCCTCGCTTAGGGCGATCAGCGCATCGTCGATCAAGCCTGCTGCTGCATAAGGTAGAGGTTTGCGCCTGGGCGCTTTCTTCTTGGCATCTTTCTTTCTCTTGGTCAAACTGCGCCGGATATCGCCAAAGATCATGAACAGACCATCCGCAAAGTACAGAGCCACGCCCAAAACCGCCGCCCGCCATGAAATCACAGCCACGCCTAACTGGGTCACCACTACGCCCAGGGCAACCAATAAGGCCGTGTATCCGTCTTTATCTTCCCCCAGGTCATCCATCCACTTGTTATAGCGCCATCCAAAGATGGCCAGAGCCACCACCACCGATGCGATCGCAGTCCAGAAGTTCTGCGGATCTTGCACAAATCCATTCAAAAAATCGCCCATATTCACACCGCCAATCCAAATTCCGCTATATTCAACCCAGGGACAGCGCACGCGCCAGTCCCCGGTACCTTAACAAATCAATAGCAGTAGATGAAAGAGTGACACCCCCACACGTTCACCTACTGCCGCTCGACCGCCTCCTGCAGATCTTCCATGTGGGGCAGGGTGTAGCGCCTGGTCGTGTTGATATCCAACTGACGCAATTGCGACCCAACCTCTTCGATCGATGCCCCCTCACGCATCAGCGTGTACGCACAGGTATGGCGTAGCTTGTGCGCTGAGACGCCCTCCAGGCCGCACTGCTGCGCCAGTTGCTCCACATCCCGCTGCAGGGTCCTTTTGCTTGAACCAAACAGAGATCCAGCTTCCGGTCCACGTCTGGCCAGCCAATCACCTAATGCAGATCTGGCTTCTTTGTTGACCGCCACGGTGCCTTCGGCGATCCCCTTACTGTTGTGGATCTGGATAGTCCCCTTGCGCTCGCTCAGATGTAGATCTCTGATCTGCAAATTGGCCACTTCCTGAGCGCGCAGTCCCACATTGACCATCAAGTTGACCGCTGCCCTGGTCCGGAGCGCCTTTTCATACTGTTTACCTGATCCTGTTTTCTCGAGGCGAACGTATGCCGCCTCGACGTTGGCATTGGCCTGGCGCAGAACACGGCCCCGTTCCCCTCGAGCCAGGCTCTGCGGAGCCAGCTTCTGCTTCTTAGCCCCCTTGACATCCTTCAACGGGTCGCTCTCCGGGCGCAGATGGCCGTACGCCTTGGCAAACAGCACAAAGCTACGCAGCGCAGCCAGGCGCGCCAGCCAGGTATTGGCCTTGATCACTCCAGCATCCAGCGTCTCCCGCCGCCAGCGGTTGACGTCCGGACCATACAGCAGCCCCGGTCTGAAATCTTCCCGCATCGATGCCCGGAACCACTTGGCATACATCCGCACCCCACGCACGTACTGTTCAACAGTATTTGGATTATCCCCCCGTCCTCCCAGCCACCCCTCGAAATCGGTCAAAAAATCTCCCTCACTAACCACCCAGTCCACACGGCGCACATCGCACACCGCACCCCTCACATCCACCTGGTCCATGAGAATCATTTCACTGCTCCCTGTAATAGATCGTGATAAAACGTATCAAAATCAGCCCGTCCTTCTGAAAAGGAAAATGAGTGTGCCCACTCTGCCAGCCAAGGCATCACATCCTGAGCCATTGTCGCAAAACTAAACCCGGCAAAGGCATACAAATCGAATGGACTTCGGATTTTCATCTCAATGAATTTGCAGCGACTGTTCAAAGAATTATCTTTGAAGCGCTCTCTCCCCACGTAGATCTTCGGTCCAAAAACGTTGAAAGCCTTTACTTCAAAGCCTTCATCTTCCCCTTCGATTGCTCTCACAACATCTTTGGTACCTACTATGGCATTTCTGTCCCACTCGGAAAGCACATATTCTTCGATGATCACCGTTCTTCCACCAGCTAATTCCATCATGGCACTGAGGCTCATTTTGTGAGCAAAGATCGATTCATAACAAACGTGTGAAAGGACTTTAGATAAATGGCTCTTGCCAATCCCAGGCTCCCATCCTATGATCGCCAGCACAGGCACAACATTCATCTGCTGGTGTACCCAGGTCATCATCACCCAGGCTGCTGCCAGCTCATACTGCTCTCTATCCAACATTACGCTAGTCTTCAAATACTCCTTCAATTTCGTAAAAACGACATTAGTTTCAATCATTTCTCACCCCCGCTTCTGGTTATTCGAGTATCTAAATCGATTAATGCTTGGCCTATTTGCCCCAAAAGGCCACGACGCATCCGGTCGGGCGGTGTGGGTGTTGGGTGGGTTGTGGCTTTTGAAAGCTCTCGAAGAAATGTTTCAAAAGTTGGGTTGCTTATTCCTCCAACATTCATGCCCCATAGCACTGTATCGGGATATATTCGGCATTCTTTACGACCAAGGCTTTTGTCGTACGCGATTGTTTTCTTGTCCCAAGTTACGACTGTTTTTAACATAATAGTTTCCTTTTTTTGTGTAGTAAGAATGCATCGATTAACCAGCATCCACACGACCGAGCTCGTCATTCTCGCTGAAGCGCCACTCAGACCATAGGAACAGGCCCAGGACCAGGAGCACCCCAAACATCCCCACCAAAACCCAGGCCTCGATCTGCGCTTGGCCTGAGCCCAGTCGAAGGACTCCCCATCCTATCCCCAGCAGGCTGATCAGCACATGCAGCACTATCACCCGGTTGGCCATCCACGCTTTCCGACGCGGTTTTGCCGTCGGAAAGCGCCCCTGGAGCATCTCGCTCGCCCTGGGGCGCGAAAAGCGACGTAGGGGCTCCCAATATTTTTTCTTCACGTTCTTTCTCCTTTCGATCCATTTCTTGACAATCGTCAACAGATAGTTGCGGCTCCATCAACCCCCACAGCCAGAGTGCAGCCTCTCGCCAGGCTGCCCGTTGCTCCTCGGTCTCGATGGGCACATACTCCACTTCGAAGCGGATTGGGGGCTTCCTAATAGACATCCGCCATATACTCTGCAAACGGGGTGACCACAATCGGTTGCGCCTGCAGCAAATCGAGCACCGTGCCTGGCTTGTAGTATCCGGCCCCTTCGGTGTATTCCAGGCAGTCCTCCACCGACGACTCGAACCACCCCACCGGATCGCCCCATTTCTTCAAGTCATCGGGGTGCGCTCGATAGCGTTTGTAGATCTTCAGATCTGACATTGGTCGTAATAGGCTTTCAAGATCTCCAATTGCTCATCCCCCCAAATGACAATGAAGCCATAGTTGCGGCGGATCTTCTCGAGGCCCAGGTTCTTCGTCGCAAACCCAATTTGACCGTTGGAAACTGCAAAGCCCCTATCCTGAAGTTTCCTTGAAAGATCCGCAATCGACACTCGCCAGAATACCCGCTTATCCACACTGAGTTCCTGGTTCTCTTCTGTAGAAAGTTCCGCCATCAACTTCACCAGTTCGGGAACAAAATCGATCTTTCGTCCCGTCACCAGTGGACGGTTTGCAATCACCGCTTCCGTCGTCTTCTGATCAACAATCAAGTACATATCATCCACCTTTTCCCTTTCCTATGAATTACTATTCACTCCTAGCCATAAGTGATTGGGCAGCAACGATTTGCTCCCCCTCACTTCGACCCCAGCTACTTCACACTTGGCACCCTTGACCATCTTGGGGTGCACAAAGCACAAATTCGGCCTTCCCCCATATTTTTTCGCGTAATACGCGGCTGCCCTTTCCACCTTGGTATCCAGGTCAGCATCCTTGTCGTTATCGAACCAAAGCATCCCGATATCCACACAACCCTCCAATCACATTCAATTGACAATCTCTTCAATGGCCCCCATAACCATCCCCCTGGCCGCCGATCGCTCAGCATCGATCCACTCACAGATCTGCTTCACCAGCCAGGCTTCGAAGCGGTTCCCCGGCAGCGGTGTGTGGTACTTCAACGCATCTAACCGCTCGACATACAACCGCAGATCCTTGCTGATTTCTTCCGCCTGTTGGACCGGCGTCTGCCCCTTGCGCAGCCACACCGAGGCCGCCATCACCCAAATTGGAAATCCCAAGAAGTATTTCAT